GGGAGTTCCATACTCCCTTAAAAGGGAGTCAATAAATGCATCGCCGCTACGCTCTTGGGGGACTTACGCCCCCCGCGGCGGCGGCATTTATTGTGAACCCCGACTGATTGCGAAGTATCAGGTAGTAGGTGGTGGTGGTGGTGGATCGGGGATGTGGATTGCTGGAGCTGGGAGGGGCCTAGGAGCGCGTTTGATGGTGGAAGTGACCTTGGATCCGATTCGGGGGTATCGAACGCTTAGAACAGGACGGCTTGGTTTGGCCTACTCGACCGCACCATGATTCCGGATTTCCCGATTCCCGATTCTGGGATTCCGAATTCCGAATTCCGTATGGCATATGGGAAATCTGGAATACCGCACCATGAGGTTGGGGGGCGCGGGGGCGCACATGGGGGGCACATGAGCCGGGTGTAACGGGGTGAGACATTGGATGTCCTGGGGCGGATCCTGGCGCGCTATTGGCAAATCCTGGCGCGACACTATTGGCAAAGGGAGGGGGACCAAAGGGGGACCGACACTAGGGACCGACACTAGGAAGGAAGGGGACCGACACACTAGGAACCCACACCCTAAGGGGGTCATTGGCCCACTAAGGAAGGAAAGCGGGCAAGCGGGGTGATAAGACCACACGGGCAACAAAAAACCCCGCAGGGGTGAGCCTACGGGGCGTGGCGGGGGTGATTGGATTACCTGCCGTTGCCCGCAAGGGCGCTAAGGACAAGCAATAGGGTGAACAGCAGGCAGAGGGCGAGGTAACCTAGGACACGGAGTAGGGGTTTCACTCGTAAATGTTTTCAGTTTCGGGTTCAGTCTCGGGCACGATTTGGAAGCTTTCGAGATACTCGCTCAAACCACGGAAGTCCTCGCGGGCGTCTTCGGCTTCGGCTTCGGTAGCGTAGAAACAAACCTCGTAAGCTTCGCCGTCGGTGGAACTCCGGAGATCAGACCACCCATTGACCGAAGCCATTTGGATTTTAAAGCGCATAAAATCAGAAAACCCGAACAACGACGCCGTCCTTGAATTCCAAAGCCTGTGTCCGGTTTTCAAGCCACTCAATCGGGGTCTCGTCTTTCGAGTCCACACCCTCGAGATAACCGAAAGCTTTGGCACCCGAAAGGGCAGTCTCGAATTCTTGCCACTCGCAGCAAATCGCGATCGGGTCAAGTTCTAGTTCCTCGCCCGTGTCGTCTTCGAATCCCTCGAAATACTCGAAAAGGGCGCAAAGGGCTGAGTAGGAAAATTGATTCTCGCGCCCGCATGCACGAAAGGAATCAACGAAGGTATACTGTGTTACAATGGTTTTCATGGGGTGGGTTAGATAAGGCCCAAGGCGACGAGAATGGACGGGCACCCGTGGGAACATGCGCCGTCGGGTTCCACGATGCACCCTTCGGTACAGCATGCGGGCGATGTGGCTTCCCACATAGCGTTGCGGGTGAATTGCTCAAGGGTGTCGGGTGTGAACCCTTCGTTTTCTAGGGCTTCCGTGGCTGTGATGAGGTACGGGTTACGGGCTGTGGTTTTCATTAGTTTGTATGGGCATCAATTGCCCGCAGAACCCACGGAGTCGCCCCCATGGATTCTCCGGAGAATTCAGGCTTCAACGAAGTGCACAGAACCCTTTCCATGGGGCGGAATGTGAACGCTTTCTAATCCGCCACGGGCACCCTTGCACAGCAGGCAGACGGAACATGGGGTACCATCGCGATCCGAAGCGCAAAGGGATTCGGAGGGTTGAGCCTCGGAGCCGACACGGAAAGTTGACCATCCCATGCTGCGGGCGATGAGCAATTCAGCCACGGAATCCACACTGGCCATCAGGATTGAACGCCACCCTTGCAAACTAGGTTTTCGCCATTGGTGGGTGTATCCCGTGTGGCCACTGGCAACGCCCGCGATCGCGAGGGCGAGGCTCAAAGGCAGGTGGGTGGGATCGCCATAGGCTCCGAAACGGACCTTGCGGCCAGTGAAACCCTCTAAAGATCGCAAGGGGGGATAGTTTCCGGCTTTCCACGAATTATAAATCTGCAACGGAGCCTGCCCTTGGTTCACATAGCATGTCCGTTCCACACCGAAGCGACCGTCAACCTCGTGGCCACGGTGGCGACAGTTGCCGCAGATAATGCGATCCAAGCCGGATTTGATTGCTTCCACCGGATCCACGGCTTTGACAAGAATCCAGATCTGGATCATGTCGCCGGTTTTCCGATTGTCGCTGGGGGTTGAAAAGCCGGTGGCGATGATCACGCGGGCGTGATCCTCATGAAGGAGAAAGCCGTTCAAAGGACACCTCCAACGAGAAGCTCTGCGACGCAGTAGGAAAGAGCGATTAGGACAAGGGCCGAAGCGATTAGGATCGCAAGGGCGATTAGGAAGGGTTTAAGGGGTTTCATGAGGTTTTAAATGCCCATTGAATGAGGGCGTACGCAAAGGATTCAACGGAAGTCGACGGAGCGCAACACAAAAGTAAAGTATTTTAAATTTAGAGTATGGGGAAGGGATGAAAGGGAAAGAGCAAGGGGTTGTCCTGGTGAAGGTGAGGCAAAGGGCAAAGCCGGAGAGGGGCACTAAAATGACCTTGTCACCCGATACAAAAAACAAGGCGATGGAAGCGGCACGATACGGGATGCCGATTGAACGCATCGCGATGCTGTGCGGCTTCTCATCTAGTGAAACCCAATGGGCGCGATGGATCAACGCCAACCCGGCTTTCCGTAAGGAGCTTGACCAAGCGAGGGCAGAGGGTGAATTGCTCCTTCAAAGAAAGATCATGAGTGGAGAACAGAACTGGCAAGCGGCTGGATGGATGCTTGAACGCACCCGCGGATACGTAGCCCGCGCATCGCTCGAGCATACTGGCAAAGGGGGCAAAGAGTTAAGCGTTAGCGGTAATCTACTTGGCGCATTCGGTGGACAATCTAAATAGGATAGGGTATAGGAATAGGGTATACGAATAGGAGATATGGCAATAGGACCACGGGAGGGGGGACGACCCCAGGCGGGGGGTGGGGTCTACCTCATACCCCCCATCCCCACCTAACCCAAATTTATGAGTGTCAAGCAAATTAAACGCAAGAAATCCCCTTCACTAGGAATGGGGTCGCATATCCCTGCGTGGAAGCAGCGTAAGCTATTGGAGGAGGCACAACAATTGGCCAACTTCCCTAAGATGATGCTAGGGCTTCGCGATGTGTACCCGTGGCAGGAGAAGGTGCTGGGAGCGTTGAACGAGAAGCATTCCAAGGTGGCTTTGAAGGCTGCGAATGGATCGGGCAAGACGAGCATGGTAGCCGCGAGCGCGGTGGTCTGGCACATGCTTCGCTGGCCGGGAAGCCTTGTGGTGTGTACGGCTGGTGTGTACCGACAGGTGGCGGATGCCTTGTGGCCGCACCTTCGTAAGATGATCAATGGATTGGGTGGCGAGGAGAATGGATTCTCGATCAAGGATGGCGAGATCCGCTATGTGTATCCGAAGAAGGTGGATGGTCAGGAGCTGGTGAGTAGGTGCATTGGGTTTAGCGCGAGCAACCCTGAGAAGGCGGAGGGCTGGCATGTGCAGGGTCCGAGCAATGATTTGCTGTATATTGTGGACGAGGCGAAGGCGGTGCCGGACGGGATCTTCCAGTCGATGGAGCGGTGCCAGCCAACGCGGACGCTGCTGATGAGTAGCCCCGGTGGGAGCAGCGGCTATTTCTACGATGTGTTCCGGCGCAATGACGGGAAGTGGAATACGTTTACGGTGACGGCGTTTGATTGCCCGCATATCCGGCAGGAGTGGATCAATGATCAGTTCGCGAGATGGGGCGAGGGTCATCCGCTTGTTAGATCCATGATCTATGCGGAGTTCATGGAGGATGACGGGAGCCTGACGGCGGTGAAGACGATCGATTGGCAGAAGGTGGTTAGTGGCCCACCTAAGGAGGATACCTCCGGCCAGCCGTTGACCGCGGGTTGTGATTTTAGTGCCGGCGGGGATGAGAGTGTTTTGGTGATACGCCAGGGTAATACGGTTAAGAGCCTGATCCGGTGGAGGGATAAGGACACGATGGCGAGTGTGGGTAGGTTTGTGTCTGAGTTCAGGAAGTGGAATCTGAAGGCGGCGGATATCTATGCGGATGTGGGTGGCATGGGGGTTGTGATGTGTGATGCGCTGCGGTCTGAGGGTTGGGATGTGCGGCGGGTGAACTTCGGGGAGCGGGCCATTCGGGATGATCAGTTCGTGAACCGGGCGGCGGAGATGTGGATCGAGTTCGGGCGCATGGTGGAGGAGGGGAAGATTAATCTCGGGCCGGTGGGCACGGACGAGATTCTATTGCAGCAGTTCGTGAGTAGGAAGGTGCGGACGAATGGAAAGGGGAAGCTGACTCTGGAGGGTAAGGATGAGTTGCGATCCCGTGGGGTGAATAGCCCTGACCGTGCGGATGCAATGGTATTGGCCTTCTGCGGTGGGGGCGGGAAGCGGATGGATGAGTACCTGAAAGCGTTGGGCGAGGATGGAAGGAGCTTGCTTGAGAGGATGGAGGATGAGATAGGTCCGGTTGAGGAAACCGGGTCTCCGCTTGCTGGATGTGAGGTTGGGGGGTAGGAAAGGGGCATACATTTATGATGAGCG